TACCCACCATAACCTGTATTATCCATCTCAACACTATCTTCTAAATCATGTCTTTTAAATCCTAATTCTATATATTGTTTATAATTCATTTCTTTACTAGTTTAATTGTTTTCTTATCAATTCTTACCGCTTTCATTTTAGCGACATCGATTTCTTTTGTCTCAAATGTTTTTCCCTTGTCGCTTTTTGTTTTTCCGAGGTATTCAAAACCTTTTAAATTTTTATTCATTTTCTCTATTTATTTTTAATGTATTGTTTAATATTTCAGTTAGGACTTCATCTGCTAAATTACGTTGTTGATCCGACATTTGACCTATTGTAAACATAATATTATCAAAGGCGCCAGTGTCGTAGTTGTTCGTAGTTCTTTCGTGTATCTCTTTGCGCATTTCGTAGTTGGTAATGCTGGCTATAATCTTGTGGATTCTAAGCGCTGCATTCATGGAGTCAGTAAAATCCTTTTTAAGATTCTTTGTTAACTGCATATCCAAGATGACATTTTCACAAAGTCTACTTATTTGCGTTGCATAGGTAAGAATGAGCGTGATGTCGGTGTTACTTTTTAAATATTTTGCATCCATTAGTACATAATTTTAGTATATTTATCTAAGTCAAAATATCCATTTCCGTTGTCCAAGTCGTATCCATAAAAGTTAACCTTTGATTTTTCGTTATATAGCTTCATTTCAATCATTCTTGAACGCAGGATGTTTTTAGTCACTCCTACTAATTTTGCGAGCTTATCAATGCTTATTTTATCATAATTTGCTTTGACTATCTTTTTTTGTTCTGCATTCAATTCTACTTTTCTATTCATTCTTTTTTCTTTATTGTTCTTAAATCTTACACATGCAACCAATCTTTGACAACATTTTAATTCCTTTGCTATCTCGATATTTCTTTTATCCAGCATTGATGCAATCTTTTTACAAAGTTCCCCAGTTTCGTGCTTAATTCCAAGCGATTTTCTACGTTTGCTTATTGCACTCACACTAACTCCGTATAACCTCGATATATGATCTAATTTCATTTGAGGATTTTCTTTTATATAATCATTTAATTTCTGCATTTGATAATTCTTTTTGTTTGTCTTCAAATACTTTCATCTTATTTTTAACCAAAATGACTAGATTTCTAAATTCAAGTTCTAAATCATAGTGAGCTTTCGCTTTTTCAAAATGATACATGATAGTTGTATGGTCTTTTGGGATTAAACTAATAATCTCTCCGATGTGTTGATGTGTATAACCTTTTTGTTTCAAGATAAAACTGGTTGCTTTTCTTGCGTCTACAAATCTTTTTTTTCTTTTTTGCCCTATTAAGTCATCAATTTGAATGTTTGCATATTGGCAAATTGTGCTGAATAAAGTAGTTTCGTATTCATTCAATCTTGTAATGTGTTTTTCTATTTCGTTTTTCATAATTTATAGTTTTTAATTTTTATCTATATTTAATAATTCAATACACATATCACTTTCAGACATAAATTCTTTTGCAAAAATTGTTTTGTATTCTTGATGATGTGAATGTTGGTGATGCAATGGATAATAGTCATCTTTATAGTTTACATTATATTTTACTCTACATTTAGGACAATACTCAATACATTCAGTTACTTCAATATAATACTTTATGTGCCATCCATACCCATTTAAGCTATCATTATAACCTACTAATAATTTTACTTGAAGTTGCTTTTTTGCTAGTTTAGATAAAATTTCGCCTAAAAGCACATTTGAATTATTTGACATTGGTGGTGTTATTATTTCTACCATTTTTATCATAATTATAATTTTAATGTGTTGTAATACTCTCGAGCTTTCTCGATTTTAGTTTTTAGAGTTTCAATGAATTGAGGATCGTAATCGAATGCAAATACCTTCACTCGTTTTTCAATTGGTAAATCTTTGATTAAATCGTTATTACGTTGGATTTGTTGCGTTTGTGCGATATAATCCTCATTGTCGTAATTTTTGCCATACTTCCATGCTAACTTTTCACATTCATTCAATACCATGTGTTGAGGTGTTGGCACCAGTGCGTAAATCAAACGATACTTTTCTTTGCTAGTTAGCCACATATAACATTGAGCTTGTGCGTAATACATCTTTGATAATTCAGCATTGAAAAACGTCTTAAGATTCCATGAAGTCTTAATATCTTCAACACAATCTTGTAACACGATGTCGGGCGTTCCGATTACATACTCGTTTTGTAGCTTTGTATTGTATCGTGAACGAAATCCACCAGGCACAACTTGGCTAACTAAATCCATTGAGTCCTGTTCGCATTCGTTGCCTTTGTCCATATAATCGTTTTTGAGTAGTTCGGCAAATCCGAACTCATCAAATAGCCATTTATCTTCTACGAATGTTTTGGCTGTTTCTGAAAGATTGCCAGCTTCTTTGTCTGCTTTTAATTTAGGTTCTGTCATTAATGAACCTGTCCCACTGCATCTGAATAAAATTTTAGTTTCCATTTTGTAATAATTGTTTTTTAGTTTTAAAAATTGTGTTTAATTCGTATTTATTCGCAAGGTCTTCAACTTGCATTAATGTATCTATCGTATTTGCATTTAAAATGTGTTTTTCGACACGTTCTTTCTCTTTTGATGTATGTATAGCTTCCGAGCTTAATAGCTCCGTATCGCCTGTAAATTGCACTATATCCTTTCTATTCAAGTTAGCTCCGAATAAATCTCCGAAATGATCGCACGCATCTTTGATGGCAATTGATTTCGCAATCGGTAGGGCCATCATTACGGCTCCTTTATTTACATTTGACATATCCATATTAAGATTGCCACTACCTTTTGTAGTTTGCAACTCTTGAGCTCCTACGCCGTCATGGTACATCATTTCGTTAGTTGCTGGGTTAAGATAGTGAACACGAACGGTTACTTCAATAGCATTGAATAATTGGGCCGTTTTAATAACCTCGATTTGATACTTTTTGAAACATCTGCGAAGTAAGTACTCCACTTTGTCAATCGGTAGGTAATTGTAACCTTTAATAAATGGGTGTTGTTTCACCCATGTCGCTGGCGGTGGTGTTGAAAGTATTACATTCAACTGCTCTAATGGAACAACGTCTAAATCTAATTGTTTGAATAGGCTTGTAATCGTTGCCTTCGTTTGTTTTGCTAGTTCTTTATTCATAATTATTTTGTTTTTAGTGGGGGAGTTACCCCCCGTTAATATTAATTATCTTACCATTGATTCAGTTTCGGGATCGTATTCAAATCCTTCTTCGTCTTGTTTTCTATTTTCTTCGTATTCTGCCATTTCATCAATGAAATCTTGTAACATAAATTTTTCAGGTTTAGGTAGCATAGCTTTCATAACTGATAAATCTGCATATAATTGGTCAATCGTTAATTCATAGTATTTAATAAATTCATCTTGACTAACATATTCAAATCCTTCTGTAAAAGCATCTGAAATAATTGAAAATTTAGAAACATTTGTAATTCCACCACTACTATATTGCTCAACTCGTGTAATCTCATTTTCTGATTTGATACAATAAAGTCTTGTAGAATATCCATTTACTACCTTTGTAAAGCAAGGGAAATTGATTTCGATTTCTTTAATTTCTGTCTGTGTTTGTGTTGTTGTAATTTTCATAATTTTTATTTTTTAAATGTTTAATAGAGTGCAAATATAGTTATTTATTTCGTAGTACAAAATTATTTTTTAGTTTTTATATAAATAATAATTCGTTAATGGTTTCGCTAATGTCTTGACGTTGTTTTTCAGTTAGCTTTTGAGGGTTAATCCTGTGTTTGTTTTGGATTAATTTATTGACGATGTCCAGGAGCTTATGATTGTTACTTCGATACGTCTTTAGTGTGTTGTTTTTAGGGTTTATGTATATACTTTTACGGCCTAGTTTCTTATTCTTTTCCATGTTTATTTTATTGACAATTATCTATACAATCTGAATGTGGAAATCTATCCACAATAAAGTCGGGCGCTATTTCTTTTGATGGTTCGCTAACTATAATTCTACTATCTTCAAAAGTTAGGTTTATTTGGCCTTCAATATTATGTATAATACAATGTTGTATTAGTTCTTTGATTTCTGCTACTGATGTTACGATGGTTGTGTTTACTATTTGCATATTAATTATTTTTTAAGTAGTTTTTTAATCTAAAAATATCAGTTTTTAAGAATGCAATCTTATCCCAATTCTTAACTGGCTGTTGCATCTCAATTTCAAGTCTCTCTAGTTGACATGCTAAATGTACTTTCTTAACTTCATTCATTGTAACCATATCCAAATGGTGTTGCGTTAATGTGTTTTGTTCGCTTGTTTGTTGTGTTAGTGTAATCATAATTATTGTTTTTTGTTTTTAAAATTGTTATTAAAGTTTATTTTTTTTGTCTAAAAATTTTGCCCATAATTTTAGTAAAGTTTTATTGTTTGCTCCGAATTCCTTGTCTAATTCTCTTAAGTCATCAATTGCACTTTCTATGTCATTTATATCTGTGCAATTAGATATTTTTAAGTAAGGATTCGATTTTATTTTTTCTTGAAGTGTCATGTTTTTATCATTTATTTTTAACAAAGATATATATATATTTCGTACTACAAAATTTATTTTTAAATTATTTTAAAATTTTTTTGAAATATTTTTAAGAATGTAGCAATAACAATGCTTTCACGGGGAAAATAATTTTTAAAAAAAAAGCCCAATGTAGAAACATTGAGCCTAAAACACTAAATTTTAATTATGAAAAAAACGAGTTTATATCGGTAATCCGTACTGAAAATGCATCCAGTCGTAGTCTTTTAATCTACCCAATGAAGCGAAGCCATGTTTTTCAAAAATATCAATCATTGCTTTGTAGTCAGGGCGTGCAAATCGTGCTGTCTTATGAGTTTCTTTTAATGTATTTCTGTTAGGATCCAAATCAATAGCCGTACCCCATGAATGAGCGCTTAACTTAGTTCTTGAACCACGCATTAATCTATAATTAAAACATCCACCGAAATCATTAATTCCCAATTCATTTATTTTGCGTTCTCCGTAACTACTCAATAATTCATTGAATACATTTTTAAACGCCTGTGCTACTTTTTTGTGACATCTCATTCGCTTAACTGGTTGCCTATCGTAGTACATTTGATAAGGTAAATCAATCATGGTTAAATAAGTCCCTTCTGCATTTGCTTTGCCGAAATACTTTTCCTGTTCTGCTTGACTAAATATTTTTACCTTCATTCGTTACAAAAATATATATTAAAATTTGACTTCAAACTTTATTCTTGCGCTTGTTGATTTGTCGTTTATTTCGCAACCAATTGAAGCCGTTATATTCTTTATTTTAGCTTCAATTTCAGCCTTTAAACTTATATCGCTATGCTTTACCTTAATCGTATTGTTATCGAGCGTAAACTCGCTATTTTTAGGCAAATTTAACCGCATTAAATCAAACTTAGCGCTTACAATTGAATTAGGCATTACGCTTGATTTTATCAGTAGATATAAATCTCAAACCGATGTTAATTACATTCGTTATAAATCCTACTAAAACGGTCAATCTTAATGTCAAATTTTCATCTAATTTCAAATCCAAAAACAATGGCGGTAATAATGCCATTACCATTGTGATTGATACCATAATATTCATTACGATTGTTTTACTTTCGTACCAATGTTTAATTTTCGGCTTCATCTGTCTCTTTTAATGGTTTAAAATTATTTTCAGTAAGGATAGCTGCGCTTTCAACTCTTTCGTAAACATTACCATTGTTATCAGTTAATGATTCGCTAGTGTTTATAACTGCAATAATTACGCTATCTACGATAAATCTTTGAACGTTCACACCGATTGATGTATCTTCTTTATAGATTGCCGTTGGCATTGGTAAATCTTCACTAACAACTAAAGAAAAATATTGATTCTCATTGTAGTTAATAACGTCAATTAATTGGCCCGCTTGTAAAATTAATTTTGTCATGGTTTATATTTTATTAGTTAATTCCCGATTTTATAGAAACTAATAAATCTTGAGCCGTGTTAAATCCGTCTACATTATTTACTGAAAATTCTCCGTAAAAGTTGTTGTCTAAAATTACCAATTTATCCCCATCAATAAAGAATTTTAACGAAGCATAGTGTCCAATAAATACAATACCATAATTAGCTTTTTGAATTTGTAAAATAGCTGGCACTCCAGTTACATCCGCTTGAATCATTAAGTCATACTTGTCTACCACTACTTCATTTGTAATAATGAATTTTGAATTGTCAATCATTTTTTTATATTTGTTTTTTAGTTAAATTTTTTAATATTCATATCCGTTGCAATCGTTACAATCGCCACGTCTATTTATTCTACGTCTTGATAAATTGAAGCTCGAATTGGTTTGCAATCCACTGAAATATGGAGTGCCTTTGTCGGGAGTTATACCATCAAGGAAATCAAAGCTATTATAAGAAGGATAATCGGTTAAATTATTGCGCAAAAAAGTAGTCATCATTTTGGTATAATTTTCAGCTACACTACGCACTTCGTTTTGTAAGAATTTCAACGCTTCCAAATCAATAGATTGACCGCTTTCGCTATCATTATTCATGATACTTTTGTTAAATACTTTGTACTTCAAAAAAGGCAAAGCATGATATAACGCATAATTACATAACATCGCTCCTATAAAGTCATCTAATATTTTTTTATTCGGTATCGTTAATGTGTTATTTGTAATTTGAGTTTGTAACTCTTGGTAAAACGTAGCTCCTAAATAATTTTGCAAATAAATATCTTGCGCCTGTAATATGAATGGTTGCAAGTCATCAGGGCTTACGGATTGATGGATTGATGTATATGATTTTAGTTTTGTTTCTGAAACAAAAAGTACATTAGTAACTGCCATTATTCTGCTATTATTGTTGGTTCTATAATCGTTGTAGGTGTAATTAATAATTCAGTTTCATAACCTCTATTCAGGATCAAGTTGTTGAATACTCTTAACATACTTTTTTGGATTGGTCGAATACATGTGCCTATAAAATGACCATAGGCCACCGCTAATTCATCTGCATTCGAGCTAAAGCCAGCGCCACCATTGTAAAGTCCCAATAGTAACGGACTTGTAATTCTGTGGCCTGTTAAGATTCTCGTTGTGATTCGAGTTTCTAAAGTCGTATAGTAATTATCATTTGTGCTTGTTATAGGCGTAACCTCGGGCGCATGTTCTTTATCTTGACTAAATGCAACAAATGCTTTGCCAGCGTTTTCAGTTCCACGATAAGCCATCGTTAATTCATCGTATATTTCTTTGCGTTCCTCGGGCGCTGGGATTCCATTGTTTAAGCTAATAAACAAAGATGGATTCAAACTATTTGCTAAATTTGAGATGTGAAATTTACTAACCTCAATATCGATTTGGATATCGTTAATCGACCCAGCGTATGTCGGCAAAGGATAGTAAATATTGCCAGGTTCATAATCAAACGCATACAATATTTGCGAAGGACATTCCAATGATAAAGTAGGGTTATAAGTTGCATATTGTGTTGGCTTATATTTATTTGAGTTTTCCCAATTTGTGCTATAAAAATATTCTTTTGGTGCATCGTCTCCTGGTTCAATCTTACCACTTCTTACTTTTGTGAAATCTAAGTGGTATATTTCGCTTATTGTATTACCATCGTTGCTCCAAATTATGTTCAAAGCATATCCACCGAATGTGATATAATCCTGTGCGCATTTCTCAAACACATCGTTCCAGCTATCAATCGGATTTGCACGCACTAAAACGTAATTTAAAGACTCATCCGTGGTCTTTAATCCGTTCCCAATGGTTGCGTCTATCTTTGATTGAATTGCCGTTCTATTAATCGCTGAACGCAAAAATAAGCTCGCTATAAATTGAGGATATAAATTGTCCTCTCCGTAACTTATCCATTTTTTTGAACCACGCTCCGAGAAGGTCGGCAAATTTATTTGAATCTGTGAAATTGAATTAAATGCAAAACTGTTCATATACTATTAAATATCTTTTTTAGCGTTTTTTCGCAATGAAATAATTTCGTAAAAATACTTCACGCTAACCAATATTGATGCAATAATTGATACAATGTAGAAAACTATTTTTAAATCTTCTGGCAATGTT